TCACAGAAACACCTAGTAGTGCTTCACGTTCAAAGATTGCTTGTGTAGTTTCATCCAAATATTTAAAGCTAGTGTATCCAGCTTGTAGTGTACCCATGATAGCACCAGCACGACACGCCTTGAAAAACTCTTCTTTTGATGTGCACTTACCACCATTGATTTCAGTTAGGTTACATCCTTGCCATCCAGTTACCCCTTCAAGCTGCGGATACATTCCAATTTCAACGCAAGGATTGGTTGTAAAGTCTTTGTCCTCGACGAAGTAAAAACCGGGTTCACCGAACTCTTTGATAGACCCCATAATCTTCTTGAACTCTTCTCTCGTGATCTCATCTCTAACAATAACAGCACTATTATTAGAGCGACCACGTTGAGGATTATCGATAAACCAATTACCAGTTTTAGCATTCACCATCTCCTCATCATTTGGTGAGAACAGGCAGATTGTAGCAGAACGACGTACACCACCTGCAAGAACTGCATCTGCTGCATGCATTGCAATGTCATATACATCGATTGGACGTAGACGTGATTCACCTTTCAATACACGAGACTGAATCAAGTGTTCGATCTTGTCAAGTGATTTACGTAGAGGCTCAGGACCAGGTGCTTTAAATCCACCATTAATCATTGCACCCTTTGGACGTACATTGTTTAGATCGAAGTATACTTTGCGACCTTCCATCTCTGGGAACTGTCCACCACCTACAAAGTAAGAAGACATAAGAGCACCAAGTGCATCAGCCCAACCTTCGATTGAATCTTCTACGACCCAACCTTTGGCCTGCTTCTTACGTTCTGCAATGTCTGGTAGTTTTGCTACATGGTGATCCTGTACTGAGAATCCTGCGCCAGCACCACAGAGTAGAACATAGAATAGTTCTGAGAAAAAGCGTGGTCTATCTGCATATGTTGATGTACAGTTGTACATTCTCATTTGGTGCTTACGCAATTGTTCACCACCAAATTGTAGGGCACGTTGTGCACCTAAAGCGTATTTTAGTTTATATAGTGATTCAGCCTCATCAATTAGTTGGCCTAGCTGTGGAGTCATCTTGTCTTGATAATACTCCCTATGCATATTCATGACTCGGGTTACAGCTTCCTCCCAAGTCTCATATCGTTCTTTTTCGTCGTCCCATCTTGAATAGCCTTCATAAAACTTTGTGTCGGACATGACTGCCCGGAGATCGTAATCTCTATTGTTGGGAACTAGTTTGAGCATTTAATACCTCTTTCGAATAAAAATAGTAATACCGCATAACGCACTTATGCGGAGGGGGTAGTTCATATTGTCTTTGATTTTAGGTAGTATTATATATTAAAACGGCTTCCTAGGAAACCCTAAAAAGCCGCGAAATAAAAAAAATTTTATTCTTATTTTTCTTCTTTTTTCGGCTCTTCTGTGAGAGCCTCTTCGTAGTATACGATGATGGCCTGTTGGTCCTTAACGTATCTACGCAATTCTGCAATGCCAAGAGCAAGGTTCTCGTATCCTTTTGGTGTGATAGCAAATACGACTGTATTGCCAGTTTTACCTTGAATCTCTTTAATCTTTTCTTCAAGGTTTTCTTCTGTAATTACAAACCAATCAACCGGAGGAAATTGTACTGCCTTCGGTCTTTCCTGAATAGGAATATTTTGTTTTTGATATTCAGTTGTTACTACTACTTCCGCTTCCGGCGTTCTCCCGCACGCTGTCAGTATCAGCGGGCTCATCGCTAGGAGGAGTAGTTTCGTTTTCGATCCGTTTAAGTAGTTTTTCAACTGCTGCGTTAACCCTGTCTTCGAGTCCTTGTGCATTTGTTAATGCCTCCATAGTCAAGTCAATTTTAGCAAATACACCTCTTAGTTTATCGAGATGCTCTTGCGATTGTTGCAATCTTTTAGTGAGATCTTTATTTAGCTGTTCATTCTTTTTCATATCGGCTTGCATAGTCTCTACAGTATTCTGTAGTGTCTCAGCTGCTGATTTTAATTTAACATTATTTTCTCGAAGTGTTCCGATCGTTTCTTGGGACCACATATAGTAAGAGTATCCGCCATAACCGACGCTACCAAGAATACTCATTAAGAATAACATTAAATATAACTTAGCCATCCATATACTTCCTAAATCGTTTCAGTAATACAGGTGTTTTATCTTTACGTCTTCTACGATCGGTCATATTAATCTCTTGACCAACACGACGTCTGTATATATGTATAGGCATACGTGAAGGACCCATAGCAGTTTGTGCTGGGTTAGGAATAGATCCTGTATTAACAGCTGCAGCATCTTCAGTTACTTCACCGCAAGTACATGGCTCACAATTGCATTTGCCACAAACCCAATCTGTTGATTCAGGCAAACGAGACTTAGCGTGTGCCTTACCGTGAACAGTGTCATGCCAATCCCAGTCATGACCACCATAAGGATTCTTCTTTTTAATCTCGATTCTATACTCACCAGTATGACGGTCATTATGGTCGTAATTCTTACGAACACGCCAGGTTTTACCTTTATGGGTAGTCTCTACCTCACCGTCGTTACCAGCTCTCTTCCATCTTGGCTTCATCGTGCCAACTCTCCGATCGTTACGTATATTGGCTGTCTTGTACGTGAATGAGTTACTTCATATACATCAAGACCAAATACATCACCAACAGGATAGCAGGATTCACCTACAGTTACCGAATCACGTTTATAGACAACCTCATCTAATGTACTATTTATCATCTTGTTGTTAAGTACTTTATAAGATCCAGGTGATAGTCTTTTGTCTTCAAGGACAAACCATTGAGTGTTCTCTGCAATAAAGTCTAATGGATCTAGTCCTGCATACTGAATAGCTTCTTTGAGTTGTTTATCTGTTACGTTAAACTTCTCTTTTAATAGATAAAGGGCAGCAGCATAAGATGCGATCTTAGTGCTACCACCTGGTGCTTTAGCAATTAACTTTTTGATGTTGAATACAAGTCTATGAAAGGGTGTATAAGCTGCTCTCTCGTCAGAGGTCTCAGCTTTCTTAATACGTTTACCTTTGTCATCAATAAGACCAAGCTTATATGCCTCGGTATCATCAAATGATGTGATAAGCAGCTTCAGAAATCTGAAGGTATAGACCAGGTCACCGGCTCTCTTTAGTACACCTACCATTATATTTCCCTTAACTTATCTACTACATATTGGTCCATCTTAACTTCCAGATATTGATCGTTTCTTATATATTTTAAGAATAACAAAAATGGCTTTATGATGGGCCAGTACTGATCATGTATTTTAAACTCTAACATCTTGAGCGCAGGTTCAATACCATAAACATTAAATATCACAATGAAATGATTTAACAACAGTCGTTCTGACAACTCTCCAGTATTAACATACCGATGTAGTTGTCTTTTGACATATGTAAATCTTTTTAAATCATCATAAAATTCTTCTACATCTACTGCGGTAGGTTTATAATAATGTTTTGCTGCGTACAACAAAAAGTTATCGTCAGATAACTGTTCAAATAATTCCATTAGCTAACGTAAGGCAATAGCTGATCAATTAGATCTTCTTTTTTCAGTCTACGATCAAGTTCAACACCATATTCACGACCTAGTTCCTCTAGTTGAACTTTGGTTAATGAACGTAGATCAGCAGCCTGAGCAGCTAGTAGTTTACCCTCGATTGTCATGTCATGAATCATTTCATCTACAACGACAACGTTTTCAGTATGCATGTCAACTACAACTGCTTCTGGTTCAGATGGTGTCACTCCAAGATATTCATCTATTTGTCCCTGTTTTAGTTTAGTAGAAACAAGTAGTTCACCCGTCTTTGGATGCTTCCAACCCTTTACTGTAGGGATAGCATCTTTCTGATAGTTAGGTGGTTTAATAGCCATAATATTCTCCTATAATTAAGCTTTCATTCCTGCCTTTTTAGTAATGTCTTCTGGTGAATTCATAACTTTTTTGTCACCAGCTTTATTATCACCATTACGTGCTGGTGATGTTTTAGTAATACGACCAGCTTTTGATGCATCATCATGACCTAGATCATCATAGTTGCTTACTTTACCGCTTGCATCTACTGGTGTATCCTGACGCATTTTCTTACCACCAGGTGAGTCCTTCGAATCAATAGCTTCTGGCTCAGT